TCGTCTGAACTGTAAATTACCACTCATATTCTGTCACCTGCTTTCTAGCTTCTTGACGTTTATTTAACAAATCAATGTATTGCTCATTATTTAGAGAAGTTTCAAGTTTCAAATCAAGTTGATCCCGGTGTCGAATTACAAGCCAGTCAGTATCTGTAAGATAATTTCTTGCACTCTTGTTTTTTTCTAATAAATCAGAAACCATCTTTGTATTCTTGACGTATTTGCCATTGATATAAACAAAGTTGTTACTGTCAACTATTTTTCCGTTTAAATACAAGATTCTTTCTTTTGGAATATTGCCGGAATATTTGATTATTTGAATATTATCAGTTCCTATATTCGGTTCATAATCACAAACTCCGACAAGAGTTCCATTTTCAATAAGTAAATAATTCATATTATTTTCTCCATACCGCAAGCCAATTTGCTTGGGGGTTTGCACGTTGTTCAGAGTTATAACAAGTAATTTTAATTCGGGTTGATTCTTTGCCCCAGTAACAATACAATGAATCATTGTTATCAACTTTTCCGTTAAAATGGATTGTTCTAATACTAGGAATAAATGCTACAAGATTTGACATTGTATAACCGTTTGGCGGATAAACATACGTTGTCGTACCGGTTGTTGCACCGCTATTTATTACAAACTGATTTGCAACTTGCAAAAAAGAACTTGCATGAAATCCATCAACAGTATCGGAATCAAAGGTATGAATAATTTGTATTCCATCCCCAGTACCGATATAAAGTTCTTTCGTGTCCTCACACCATAGCGGCATTCCGCTTGGTGCAGAACTCGGCAAATTGGATTTATTCCCGCGTCTTAAACGGATATGAGTTCCCATTATTAGAAAGAACCTCCGTCAAAGTCGCCTGAAGGTGGAGCAATAAAACCCAGTCCACTTTCATCAGGAAGAACTTGCATAAGCATTCCTGCTTGCCCGTCAAGAGAGGGGATTCCCTCTAAATCAGTAATATTTGTTACAAAATCAGGTTTGTTTTGAACATTAGCCCAGTCTACAAGAGTATCAAGGTTGTTAAATTCCGAAATTTTAACCCATTTTGTACCATTATAAACATATTCAGCACCACCACCGGCACCGACTGTCGTGTCAGCAGAAGCATCAATTACTAATGCGTGTAAACCTTCAAACGCATCCAAAGCATCACGCTCAGTTATGTTATCAACAACAGCTGCCTCTTTAAATACGTTCGGGATTTGTGAATTTGGGATTTTCCCTGAGGTATCTAATGTTGCAAGTCCGTTTGCTTGACCTTTCTGAGCTGTGATTCTGTCATCAACAGCTATTGCAAAATCTGTTATATTATCAGAAGTGTGTGTATGTTCTTTTTCCGCCTTTTGAGCAAGAAAATTAGCGAGTTGGGCTGCATTATTAAATTCTGTTAGCGGATTACCCTCGCCATTTCCAATATAAAATTTCTTAGTGTCAGTAGTAAATAAAAGTTCACCTGCGGCTGCCTCGATTGGTAAATTCTCCGCTAAACCACGTCTAATTTGTAATGTTCCCATATAAAATCCTTTCTTTGCTAAAATTCTCCGGCATCCATATTTTCAGCCTCGTCAACAATTCCGTTTCCGTTCTTATCGTAAATAGTTGTACTCATAATTAGTTGAGGAACTAATGGAGGTTGTGGTAAGTCGATTGCCTCTCCGTCTGTAAATGTTCCGCCGTCAATGTATTCGCAGGTATCAACCACACCATTTCCATTTGTGTCATAAAGCCAAATTGGCATTAAATCGGGATGCGTGTGATGGTCAAATAGATTATGAACCCAAGCTGTACTTGCCATTTGAATTGTTGGATCAATATTTACTTGAATAACATCGGGATTTATTGCAATAATAATGACTTTCATCCATAATTCTTTAAAACTTCCCTGAGTTTCTAACGGTTTGTAAGTTTCAGGTTGTTTACCAACTAAAAGCAGATTATTTTCAGAATCAAAAATGCCGAATTCTCGCATATAAAATCCACCGACAGATGCAGGAATGAGTGCTTTTGCCGTCATTTTAGTCAGTTCTGTAATTTCAGTTCTGAAACATTCGTTTTTTAATTCTGTTTGCTCGACATTAGGCTCATAATAAAATCCGTTTGAATCACCAACGGCAATATATTTTAAATCCAATTTTGAACCGTTTTCCAACGCTTCTTGAATTTTATTTAAACCAATATTTGTAATTATTGAGTAAAATTCTTGTGTCATACAGTAATTTCCTCGCTTGTGATACAAGCCGTTGCATATCTTTGGATAGTTGTGCTTATGAGGTCAACTGTCAGGGTTTCAAGTTTTGAACGAACATTTTTATTTGCGTTGATTAGTTCTATAAGAGAATTCTCGGTTTCAAAATCGAATGCTCTATTATTCATTTCAATGCTAATTTTGAAGTGATAAGGCTTTCCGCCATAATCGAACCATTCCTGAACAATACCGTTCAATCCTAATATGCTCAAGACTCGTACAAGTGCGTATTTTGTGCCTCTGTATTTATGCAATTTTAGAGAGTTTTTTAAAAGTTCTCGCCTTTCTTGTTCTGTTTGGCAACTTAACCAACCTTCATTCCCTGTAATGTGGAATTGTTCGGCTAAATGTATGAGAGCTGACTCATCAACTTCATCAAACAGATTTGTTAATAAACAATTGATATCCAATTCTTGAAATCGAGCAAAAAGTTCATCAAAAGTTATTGAGGATAAATCGTTAATTGGAGAGAGGTTACTCATCTGCTGATTCTCCTATCGTAATATTGTAGCTTTCCAAATTTGCCCACTGATTTTTAGACAAAATTTGATAAGCCGGAGTTAAAAGTTCAACTTTATACACTCCATAAATTGAATTCAAAATTGTAATAATTTGTGTAGGTACAATGTCTTTGCCTAATTTTGAGGCAAGTTCTTTTTTGTATTCTTCCAATTTTTCTTTTACAACTTTTAAAACAGTTTCCAGATCTGCATCTAAATAAAGATGTAAAATTGCGGTGATGGTAAAATCAATTCTTTCAGGGGAATGAACAACAACTTTATCTGTTAAAGGTCTAACAGTATCTGAACTCAAATAATTTGAAACAAACTCAATCATATCATTGTCAGGATTGCCGGTTTGAGTCAAAGGATAAATATCGACAACTCCTGCTTGTGAAGATGTAACCTCAACATCAATTATTGATTGGTGAGCAGATAAAGTATGGAACTTGTATGCTCCTGAACTTCCTGCATTGGTAAAACTTTCAGGTGCAAGCCTGATTCGTTCTCGCAAACTTTCGACATCCTCTTCATCTGCTCCACCATAACTTTGTTGGATATTATAAACATTTTCAATATAATCAATCGGAGTTAGTAAATTTGTAATTTTTCCAATAGCATAATTATTTGCGTTTGCTCCTGCTGTTGTGCAAGTTGCTGTGATTTCAACCGAAAGAGTGCCGGCTTGTATTATACAAGTATCATCCGTTTGGAATATGAAATTCCCATCTTCGGTTTCAATTTCTGTTTGAGCCGGGATAATAATATCAGATGTAATCGGCTCATCGATTTCAAATCGGAATGTTGTTTTTGCAAACTTAGGTGCAAGTTGAGTTACACCGACAAGTCCCCCGATATGTCTTAGAACATCAAGAGGTGCATAACTCAATAAATTAGATTTTGCAACTTCTTGAATTTTTATTCTGAGTAGATTTTCACGATAAACCCCAACATCAATTAAAAGACGTTCTAATTGTGCAGGGTGAACTGTCTTGCCTGTCTTTTCTTCGTAAAGAGCAATCCACTCTTGCGTGATTTTATCAGCATCTCTTTCTATGAAATTGGGTTCGGGGAGTTTGGTTGTCATAAAGTAACTTCTGTCGTTCCTTTGGTTTTTGTATCTGATTTAAGTTTCCATTGAACTTTGATTTTTAAATGTTCGTTTTCGATATCTACAAGTACCGAATTGACTTCAATTCGAGTTTCCCATATGGAAATCGCATCAATGGTTTCTCTGATAATATTTGGTTTTGCTTCTGTTACAGGGTAATCAATGTATTTGTAAATATTTGAGCCGAATGTCGGGCGGTGGGGAACTGAACCTTTGCGAGTGGTGAGAATTATTGCAATACATTGGTTTATATCATCAACACCTTCAGCAGCCTCACCTAAAGCATTTATTTTTAGTTGCCAATCAACGTACTTAATTTCATTTAGTCTCATCTACATTGCTCCGCTTGGTTTAGATGTCGGACTTCCTTGATTTCCTGTGTGAGTGTGAGGGTTATAAACATCTCGCATTGCTTGCATTGAGGACTTTTTGTCAGTAATATCAGCCTGAGATGTTATTCCATCTGTATTAATCAGCGTTCCTGTGTGATTAATATTGCCGTTTAAATTGATGTTTTTAAAGGTTATAGTCAAAGTATTTGTTTCTTTGTCAATATTAATCAGCGAATTATTCTCTAAATTTAGAGATATTTGCTTTTCAGAGGTAACAGCCGGAATATCTTCGGTTGAATAAATCGCCCCAAGAATGACACCATCTTCTGAGTTTTCATCCATCAAACAAGCAACTTGCTCTCCAACGTCAGGTATTGAATAGAATTTATCTTTTAGGGTTTTGGTTTGGAGAATAGGAAGCCAAAACGAGGTGGACTCATCATCGCCGAAGTTCACACGAGCTTGAGCAAGGGTAGGATTTATTTGTGATACGATGCCAAATCTTAACACGATTCAACCTCGCAGTATGTTTTATATCCGGTTGCACGATCTAAAACGTGCCTAGCACTTTTGATGTGATATTTACCTGAAAAATGACCGATTCCTTTCAACTCGATATTACTGCCGGCAATTAAGTAAGGATTACCAATAAACTCAAGAGAGCCTTCAATTTTAGTGGCAGCAGTATTGAGAGCTGCTTTAGCCTTAACGATAGCTTGCTTTTTATCTGAGCATCTGACGGTAATCTTTAAAGTATCACCCTTTGCAACATCTTCATTTCGAGCGGTTGCTTTGACGGTTTTCTTTTTCTTTGGATCAAAGTATGAAACCTGAACAGATTTATATTTTTGCGAAGTTTTTTCACGCAGATTTATGCTCACTAAGTCTGTCTTATCAAAAATCAGCATCGGTTTTGCACCTTTGAGCTTTTGGACATCATAAAAAACAAGGTTATTTTCAGCAATTTTAAAGATATAACCGTATTGCTCGGCAAGTTTCGTTAAAAAGGTTAAGTCACGTTCTTTGTTTTGTGTGATTCTGTCAACACGAACATCTGCAATTTCACCGACTAAAGTGTATCCATGTTTGTCAGCAATTTCTTTTGCTATCTGCTTTAGTGTTCTGTTCTCATATCCTTGAGAATTCTTTTGACGTAGAGGTTTTTTAATTCCTGTTGCTAATCCTTTAACCGTAATAACATCCGGCGGTGTAGAATACTCAAGTTCGTCTATTTCAAAGATGCCACAGTTCAAAAGTTTTTCAGCTTCGTATCCGATATATGCTCGCAAGCAGTCACCTTTGCAAGGAATCCAAGCACCTTGCCATAGCTTTTCAGAATCTTCAAAGGTAATCTGCAACTCGTCAGATTCTCCATGTTCAACGTCATTATATTCAATGGCGGTTACATAAGGGGAAACATCTTTTGTAATATTTTGTTGTTCGTAGAATAATTCAAAAATTGGTACTAACATTATTTTTTCCAAGGAGGTAATTCAAACTTGATGGTTTCAGATTCTTCAAATATTGGGATTTTGAGTTTTATTCCTGCTTGTAATACAGGTTCAATGGGGACATGAGGATTTGCTTTGATAATTTCCTCATACAATGTGGGGTTTTTGTAGTATTTATAAGCGATTAAATCCCATCTGTCGTTGTCTTTTGTGATGTATGAATAGAACTCGCTCATCTTTTCTTAAAGCCTTTCTGTTCTTCTTCGTCATCTTCAGGAAGTTTTCCGGTATATTCTTTTAATCGAACATCAACTTGTATCGAAAGCAGATCACCTTCAGGCGAGGCTTGTTCTGTTGTTTTGCCGATTTCTTCGATGATAAAGACTCCGACATATTCGCCATTACCTTTGATAAACTTGAGAGGCTCGGCTTTATCTGCGACTTCAATTAAATTATTGAGTTCTTCTTCAGGAACACAAAACGTGCGGTGAAAGTTTAATTTGAGGTTTTCTTCAAGCAGATTTTTGCCGAGAAACTGTAACAGGGGTTTGTTTTCAATCCTATCGAGTTGTGCATAATTGTATGAAACAGTCTCGGTCAAACCGTTAAAGTAAGTTATTAGTTCGAATTTAATATCACCTAATTGTGCAAACATTCTATTCCTTAATACGCAACTCGAAGTTTGCGTTCGTATTCTTGTCTGAAGATTTTTAAGATTTCTTCTTTGTGCTTGTTTAGCATTTCTTTGAATTCATCTTTTGTTGTGCTTCCTGTGCAAGTGATCGTTGGACTATAATGAATTGTTATCGGTGCAGAAATTGACGAACTCACTCCACGAGCGGCTGCATTTGCTCCACTTGTAAAGAATGACAAAGACTTATTCATTGCATTTTTAAGAGGTAGAGGTTTGATTGTTGAGGCAACCGTTTCCACAATTTTTACTTTGTGCAAATCTTTCAACGGCCCAGTTTTAGCAGGAGAATGTGGGAGGTGGTCTCTGATTACTTGAGAAACTTTTGCAATACATTCTTTGACTTTTGCGATTCCTCGCATAATACCTTCTGCAAGCATAGAAGTAATTTTTGCACCGCATTCAAAGGCTTTTGTTACCAGTTCAACGAATTTTACAATGATTCCTGCGATTGCTTTACCGAAACGGAGTCCCATATTTTCAGCAGCTCCGCCTGTATCTTCAACAGGCTTAATTAGTTTCTTAAACCAATCAATAATCGCACGAATTGGTTTAATAATTGGTTCTAATGCCACAGCCATCCTTTTAAATAAAGGCATCAAAGGTTGTAAACCTTCTTTTAAGCCTGCCCATAGACCTTTAAAAAATCCGCTGATAGGTTTCCAATATTTAAAAATCAGAAACGCAACACCTGCAATGGCAAGAGCAATCCATCCAATCGGTGAAGTAAGCAGAGTTAAAGAGAACGCACGAAAAGCCATCATTGCTTTTCCTATCATGCCGGGAATACCAAGAAAACCGTTTTTGAACGCTATTAAACCTTTAGTAAAATTACTCGGAAATGCTTGAATGGATGTTATTGCCCAACTTTTAAGAGCATTGGAGGATTTTGCAATATTGCCGGGAAGTGCTTGAAATCCGTTTATAATTCCTGTTCTTAAATTACCGTCAATACGTTTTATATCTGCAAAGAGATTGCCGAAGCTGAAGTTTTTAGCTGCTGAATTAAGCCCGATTGATTGAAGTAATTTAGTTGCATTTTGTGCAAGAACAGGGTTTAAATCACGAGCAAGTCCTAAAAACTCGCCGTATCCTTTAGTAATTTTACTGATTGCTAAAGCACCGAGTCCTAAGCCTGTAAGTCCGATTCCTAAACCTGCAATAGCAACTGCGATTTTGTTTCTAATACCTTCAGGGATTTTGTCAAAGAAATTCATACACTTTTCGGCTATATCTAAAAATCGTCTGAAGTATGGAACAAGAGCCGTTCCCATATCTATTCCGATTTTTTGTGCGAAGTTTTGAAAGCGCTGCAACTGAGCATTCACTGTATCGAGTTTTTTAGCATATCCCTCATCTACAAGTGATGGAGCGTTTCTCATCGAATTTAAAGTATCAATGTACGTTTGATGTTGTTTTGTAGTTAAACCTAAAACAGAGTTGAAAGCCTCTGTAGAACCGAAGATTTTTAAGATTGCGGCATCGTTTCCTTTTACCTGATCTGTTACCTTTTTAAAGGCATTAACCATACTTCCTGATTTTTGGATTAACTCTTTAAAACTATGAACTCCAAGTTTTTTGAATACTGCAACAGCATCTTCGTTCTCACGAGTCATACCGGCAATTGCTGCTTTCAATTGGTGGTGAGCTTGAGCAGCCGGCTGACCTGTGGTTGTTAGAGCAGCAACGGCAGCCATATAATCATCGAGTTTGATATTCGCCGCTGAGATTGTTCCTGCGACAGCACCGAACCCCTGAGCAATTCCTGAGATTGTTGTTTTACCGAATTTAACTGTTTTAAAAATAGTGTCATAAACTCGCTCTGCATCTTGACCTTTGAGTTGAAACGCATTTAATGACGATGTAACCAAGTCAACAGCTTCGGAGGTTGAACCTAAACCTGCCACTCCAAGTTGAGCTGATTTTTCTAAAACAATAAATTGATTTTCAGCAGATATTCCGGCTGAACGGATATCATAAAGGGCGGAGGTCAAATCGTTTAATGCAACAGGAGTGCGTTTAGCAATATTCAGAACTGCTTTATTCATATCGGATAATGATTCAACATTGGTATCAATCAAAGTTGATACACTTGACATTCCTGTCTCAAAATCTGCCGCCATTTTTATATTAGCAACACTCATTGCAGTTAAAACTCCACCTGCGACAGTAGCAGCCTTGCCAACTTTCTCTAAGTTTTCAGAAACCTTTTTTATTTTGTTTTGGAGTTTTGTAAATTCCTGCTCTGATTTAGAAACAGAGTCACGAATAACCTTTGACATTTTGTCAAAGGCAACAAGGCTCAGGGATATTGTCATTGCTGTATCGAGCATTGTTCTTCGATTTCCTCGTTTCGATTATTCGTGTACTTTATAGCTTGGCTGCACCAGTAAGCAAGAACAGGAATAGGCATCAAACAGATTTCTGAATACTGCCACCCTGTTGTTTTGCTTAAGTGGATTATGCTTTGAGAGTCGGGGAGGTAGGTTAAGCTACTTTCGTTTGTGTTTCGGTTTTGACTTCCGTTTTCGGTGTTTCTGCCGGCTTCGCAGTCTGAAACTTCCCCGAAATTTCGCTCTGAAGTGCGATCACATCTTCTAAGTCCATTTCTAAGATATCCTCATAAACGAGCGGTGTCCCATCAATTTCAACTAATTCAGCGATTAGTGCGTAGGGGATTTCTTCTGAGTTCTTTGCTTTCATCTGTGCTTGAAGTAAATCGTGTCCTCTTCCGTTACGAAGCACAGCAATTTTTCCTGATGGTAGGGTGAGTGTTTTTGACATAATTTTTATACTCCTTAATTTTTTTGTATTTAAGTTGTGTTTTGATACCGTTCAAAAAGTGTTCAAAAATCGTTCTATTGAATTTTATGGTCGGGGTGAATATAAATTATCATCCGAGAGAATTTAAACGGCTTTAAAAGCCTTCTGTCATCTTTAATGTTTCATATCTTTTTCGAGTTTTAATTTTTGTAGGTTCAGATGGAGTGGAACAAGCAATTAGAGCAAGTGCTAATGCCCAAAATCTGTCAGCGTGTCCGTTTACTTCGGATGATTCTGCATCAAAACGAATATTTCCGGCTTTGGTGTAAATTCTTCTTATTGAGTGCAAGTCCTCTCGGATATCGTGATCGTTTGGAATGAATACAGATTTATCTTCAAAATTAGTTCGGAGGTTGTAAGCCATTTCTTCTTTTGATTTATTAGTAAACATTACTGTTTCAACTCTGTATTTGCCGAAATCTCTTTGAGCTGTTTCAGCCAGTTGCATTCCTATACCTGTTGAGTCAATACAACACCGTCTGAGCTTAGGGTGTTTTAAAATTTTAGAGATAACTTCGTACTGAATATGGAATGGAGTTTTTTCTAAAACTTCAAGTTTTCTTGTATATTTTGAGTTTTCAAATCTCTCAATACACCATATTGCTGTTAAGTCTTTTCTTCTTCCGATATCGATTCCAACGTATAAATCGCCTTTGATATCATCAAGTGACTTTAATACATCAGACATTTCACATGTTGAAATCAAATCATATGGAAGAAATGCACAGGCTTCATCAATAGCAATACAACAATATTCCTGAAACCAAGTATAGTCATCGAAACAGTTTTTACATTCTTCATCAAGCCACGCCTGACGTTCTTCTTTAGTTGTCGGTCTGCCATAGATTTTATCAATCAAACCTTCATCAACTGCAAGGTGTATCGGTGTTTTATGATGATTCCATTTTAGTTTGCCTTTATTGACTTGTTCTAAAAATTTGTAATACAGGCAACTTTGACCGTTATGGGTTGAAAGTATCCTTAAAGGATATCCCCAAGTGATACATGGTCGAGCCGCTTTCCAAAGTTCTTCGGGGTTGTTATGAAAAGCAAATTCATCAAGAACAACTTTTCCGCCTTTGGAACGGAATCCTTTAGGGTTTGAAGATAGTGCGTGAATTTTAGTTCCGTTTGAAAATTGTATTACATAGGCTTTGATGTCTTTTTCTTTATCTAATACTTGTTCGCCCAAGTCTTTGGCGGCAATATTGAATAAAGTTGCCCATTGCTTGCAATAATCAATGTACTCTCGTGCTGCGGATTCATCTGCGGATGAAAACCAAACAGCAGGAACGGTGCGTTTTACGCAATCTCTTACATCTTCATAACTTTGTACATAAGTTGCTCCTATTCTTCGGGATTTTTCCCATATTTTTACTTTTGAATTATCATTTAACCACCGCATCTGATACGGTAGAAAAAATTTATTCTTCTTCGGTTTCTTCTTCGTAGTCAACATTCGGGGTAATACCTAAAACTTCTTCTTCGATTTGAGCAATAGTATCAGCTGTTAATCCCCTTAAAGTGTTTCGCTCTTTCTTTTTACTATTTACAGCATCTTCATATTTTTTTGATGTTGTAAATAAAGGAATAAAACGACATAATGCATTCATTCTTGCAGGATCGATTGTTTCACCTGCTTTCATATCTTCGTCAATGCCTCGCATTATTTTTCTTGCGAATTCAAACATTTCTTCATGAAATGACATTTTAGATTTAAGAAACTCTGTGCGTTTTTTATCCCATTCGTGTTTTGTTCGCCAAGTATTGACAGTTTTTCTGCTTAAATTGAGTTGTCTTGCAATAACAGCAGCCGGCAGATATTCAAAAACAAAAAGTCGCTCAGCTTCAGGTAATAAGTTGTCTTTTTTGTTATACAAATTCAGCCTCCAGCTTTTTTATTTTTTCTGACAGAGTTTTCATTTCTTCAGCAATATTTGAGAGTCTATTGACAGATACTTCAACTTTTTCCATATCAAGATTTTTTACATCTTCATAAGGATTTAACAAAGAACGTATTAAAATAACCAACCCTGACGCTTCCGTATCTAATGTACGGAGGCGTTTTTTACTTTCTGCGAGCATTCCTTTTAATTGCAGTTTTTCAGGATTCATCTAGTGAACCTCCTTTTTCAAGATTGGACACCAGAGATTGTTGTCAATCTTACTTTCAATTCGAGAAAGAATTGCCGCGTGATATTGGTTGGTTTCTAATAAATCTTTTAAGATATCAAAGTTGTTTTTGATAATCTGCTCAAATGCTTTTACTTGTGATTGGTGATAAATGTACCAAATCGCAAAAATCAATGCAGGGAAACCAACATTTTCTAAAATAGGGGATAATTCATTTAAAAATTCCATATAACTCCTTAATAGTCTTAGTTTTGAGGAAAACGATTGCGAGCAGAGAGCGGAGGAGCTTTGCTCCGTAGACTCGTTTAATGCGAGCAATCAAGAAGGAAAGAGTTGCAAGACGGAGTTATCCGTCTGCAACCCGATTTGTAGAGGGGTAAGGGGGTAAATAATAGGGGAGGTTAGTGTGTATGTTTTTAGTTTAACTTCATTCGATATTACTTTTCAAAATTAAATTATTTAGAAATTTATGAAAAAATTTGTTGCATAAAATCTTGTATAAAAAAGTTTTGAAACTCCGATGAGGGAACGATTATAGTGGGAATACAAACATACATTTTCCTCACAAAAACGGAGTATATAATTAATGAAATTTTTTGAAGTATTCAAAGCCGGCAAATATCCGCAAGGCAAATTTACAAAAAAAGAAATAGCAGAAATTGCAAAAAACTATGATCCAAAATTCTGCGAAGCCCCTATCACTATCGACCATCAACAATCAGGACCCGCTTACGGTTGGGTTGATACTGTAAAAGCTGACGGTGATAAACTAAAAGTCGCATTTAAAGATGTACCGCAAGAATTTGAAAAAGATGTCAATGACGGCAAGTACAAAAAAGTTTCTGTTGAATTATACAGAAATCTTGAAGGCAAAGGTGCTTATCTTAAAGCCGTTTCATTTTTGGGTGCTGCTACACCTCAAGTTAAAGGCTTAGAGCCTATTAAATTTATGGAATCAGAATCTGATACTTACGAATTTGAGTCTGAAGATGATGCAGAACAATTTTCAGAGACAGACATTGAAGATTTAAAAAATCAGATTTCTGAACTTGAAGAGCAAGTTTCCAAATTTAAAGAAAACAGCAAGAAGATGGAAACGATTAAATCTTTGAAAGATAAGATTTCGGCTTTAACAGATGAAGTTGCAACTTTTAAAGAAAAAGCACAGGGCAAAGAAGAAATCGAAAAAGAATTGCACGACATCAAAGTTGCAATAAAAAAACGAGAATTTGATGAATTTATCGATAAACAAATTGATAAAGGAACATTAGTTCCTGCTAATAAAGAAGTCGTACTGTCAGTTCTTCAAGAATTAGACAATGTACAGAAATTTGGGGAAGACTCGAACGTCATTTCTGACTTTAAATCTTTTATCGAGTCACTTCCTCCCCAAATTAAATTCGGTGAAACTGCAACAAAGAAAAAACAAGCTGAAGCACCGAACAATGAAATTGAAAAATTCGCAAATGCCGATGAGGACTCTTTGGAAATTTTCAAAGAGGCTAAGGCTCTTGCTGAAAAAGAGAACATCTCATTTAGAGATGCTCTCTTGAAATTGAATATATAATACCCCGAAAAAATACATAAGGAGTTTAAATGGGAAGACTTGAAGAATTACGCATTAATGCGTACCTATCGGAAGTCGCTCGTGGATATCACAACAATGCTTTTGTTGCTCAAAATTTATTCCCAACGATTTATTCCGAAAAAGAAAAGATTGACATTTTTGAATTCAACAAAGAGGCTTTTAATCTGTATGATACAGAAAGAGCCATCAGAGCAAATTCAAATGTTATTTCACCACAAGGCTTTAAAAAGCACACCACAACTTTAACCGAACACGATTTATCCTATCCGATTGATTATCGTGAAGAACAGGAAGCTGAAAAGGTAAAACTTCAACTTCACGCAACAAATGTTGTAACAGAAGGTTTACAATTAAAGCACGAGAAAGCTTGTGCAGATTTAGTTCAAAATCCCGACAATTATTCAACCGATAATAAAATCTTATTGTCCGGCAAATCTTGTTTCAATTGGAGTACATCTGATCCTCAAGGTATAGTTGACGATGCAAAAGATAAAATTTCGGCTAAAATCGCACAAGACCCTAACACAATGGTTATCGGTCAAGATGCGTGGAAACTTCTTAGAAGACATCCTCAGCTTAAAGGTTTAATTTCGGATAATCAAAATAAATTGGTTACTCTCAATCTTTTAAAAGAAATCTTTGAAGTTGAAAACATCTTTATAGGCAAATCAATCTTTGCAGATAAAGACGGCAATTTTGTGAGAATTTGGCAAGACAACATTGTGCTTGCATATGTTCCAAATCTTGGCTCATCAAGAACTGAATATGATCCGTCTTTTGCATATACCGTTCGCAAAAAAGATGCTCTTCAAATTGATGAATATCAAAAAGAGGGAAACAAAGTGAAATATATTCGTGCAACGGATATCTACACTCCATTCCTCGTTGGAGCTGAAGCAGGTTATTTAATTTCAGGTGTAAATGACCCGAATTATAAATCTTCAGATGACGTTGATACATCTAAAAAGGAGAATTCTGATGAGTAAATATAAAGTTAAGCATACTTCAATTTTGCATAATGGCGACCTTTATAAAGAAGGCTCTATTATTGAGTTAGATGAAAAACACGCTGCAAAGTTGGCAGATTTTATTGAACGTCTACCAAATCAAACAACTGCAAAACCTAAAACTCAAACTCAAAATAAAACACAGACCACAAAAACCAACACAAAACAAAAAACCGAAACGCCTAATACATCAAAAGATGACAAAGGCTCAGAACAAGACGGAGGTATAGATAATGACAAATAAACATTATAAACCTCTATTGATTGAATCCGTAAAAGCGAATGCTGATTTAATTGAACATAGATTCGTAGGATTTAACGGTAAACATTGCGAAGCAGGAGCTAAAGCATTCGGTGTAATTGATGTATCAACTGAAAAAGACCGGTTTGCACCTATTGCTTTATTTGGAATTCTACTTGTAGAAGCAGGTGGAACGGTTGCCATTGGCGATTCTATCGCCTCAGATGCCAACGGTAAAGCTGTCAAAGTTGCATCTACGGCATTAATAAATGGTTATGCCTTGGATGCAGGAACTGCCGGACAAAAAATTAGGATTTTAAAAGGAAATTAGCGGATTTTCGGTAGGGTGACGGCTGCCCTTGGGCAGACTAACCCGTAAGAGCAAATAGCCTGATGAAGTGTAAAAATTTCTGTTAGGAAATTTTGAAACGAAATGAAAGGCTATGCGTACCCGAATAATCCAAGACACGATTTAATAAGGATATTAAAATGACAGATTATTGCACGATTGAAGATATTGAAACACAAACCTCTACCCCTACCCTTATTCAACTTACTTCTGATGATGGGCAAGAAATTGTCGATCGTGTTGTTGCCCAAGAGGCTATCCTTTATTCTACTTCGCTCATCAATGGATATTTGAGAGGTCGATATTCTCTTCCTCTCAATATCCAATTTCCTTTGCTTCGTATTCTTGCAATAGATATTTCAATTTACAGGTTATATGCAAGACGTATGCGAAACGAAATGCCAGAAGTTATAGAAACTGCATACAAAAATGCAATTTCAACTCTTAAAGACATTCAAAAAGGCACAATTACACTTGAATCTGAAAACGATTTGTTTGAAACATCAAGTTTTAGTGCAGCGGAATATAAAACCAATAAGGACATATTGGATAAATTATTCGGAAAGCAGAGAATGAGTGAATATTAGACAAATTGAAAACTCAATTATTGATAAACTCAAAACTGAATTCCATGAAGTTTTGGTTGAGGGTTTCCCGGACAAACCATCTGAATTTATATTGCTCCATTCAATCGGAGCTTTGCTTGTTCATTACCAAGGCAGTAACTATTCAAATTCGGCAGCTCTCGGATATATTGTCCAAGATAATAAAAAAGAATTTTCAATTACAATCGTAACTCGAAATTTGAGAGCCAATCAAGGAGCTTATGAATATCTCGATAAAGTTAAATCTATTTTAACGGGGTTTCAAGTTGATGAATGTACAAAGTTAATGCCAACAAAAGATTTCTTTATTTCTGAAAACGGTGGAATTTGGCAATACGGAATCAATTTCACCTTAACCACTACTAATATACAAGATTTTTAATTTTACCCCCAAAGGAGTTTATTATATGCCTGCAAGTTTTCTTCATGGTGTTGAAACCATAGAAATTACTAAGGGTGCAAGAACAATTTCAACAGTAAAAACCGCTGTTGTTGGAATTGTTGGAACTGCACCAATTGATGATGTTGATGATGAATTCAAAACCATAAATACTCCAACTTTAATTTTAAATGAAGTTGATGCGGTTAAATATTTTGGCAAACACAAAGCCGGTTTTACTATCCCTCAAGCATTGGAAGCAATATTCGATCAAGGTGCAGGGATTGCAATTGTTATTAATGTTTATGATCCAAGCAAACACGAATCTGTTGAGGATGTAAAAATATCGGATATCAACGGCGGTATTGATACAACAACAGGCAAAAGAACCGGCATGAAAGCATTTGAAGATTGCTATTCATTGTTTGGATATTATCCTAAAACAATTATTGCTCCTGTTTTTTGTGAAGATACAGCAGTTGTCTCCGAAATGAATACCATTTGCAATAAAATCAGAGCGATGGGAATTGTTGACGCTCCTGTTGGAGCAACTGTTCAAGATGTAATAAAAGGTCGTGGGCCACAAGGCGAGATTAATTTCAATACTTCATCTGAACGCATAATTCTTTGTTATCCTCATTTAAAAGTTTATGATGCAGAGTCAGATTCAATCAAACTGCAACCTTATTCCCAAAGGCTCGCAGGTGTAATTGCCGCAAAAGATGTCGAGAAGGGATATCATTGGTCACCGTCTAATACAGAAATTCAAGGAATTGTCGGCATTGAAAGACAGCTCACTTCAATGATTAATGACCCGACTTCCGAAGTTAATGCATTAAACGAAGCCGGAGTTGTAACTGTTTTTAATTCTTACGGCTCAGGACTCAGAACTTGGGGAAACCGTTCTGCTGCATATCCAAGTTCAACTCATCCGACAAATTTTATAAATGTCAGACGTACGGCAGATATTCTTCACGAGTCTGTTGAATATTCGATGTTGCAATTTATGGATTATCCGATAGACAACGGCTTGATTGATTCTATCTGTGAAACGGTAAACCAGTTTATTAGAACTTTAATCGGTCGTGGTGCTTTGATTGATGGTAAATGTACTTTTAATCAAGATAAAAACCCTGCAACAGAAATCGCAAACGGACATCTTGTTTTTGATATCGAATTTATGCCTCCGACTCCTGCTGAACGTATCACATTTGAGTCTTTTATCGATATCGAATTGTTGAAGTCATTGGGAGCATCTTAATGTATTGCATCGTAAACGACAGAGGTAATTTAGAAGTTCACACAGATTGTGATGATATTTGCTACACCTGCAAAAACATTTATAAATGTCCCCTAATCCAAGCATTAAGCAAGGAATATGTCTTTTTGCACTATTCGGATGTTGAGATTAAGGAATGTGCTCTATTTAGAAAATAATTTACCCCGAAAGGAATGGAATGTCTAAGATTGAAATAAACAAATTAACCAATGCCAACATTTATATGAATGGCACAAATTTACTCGGTCGAGCAGAAGAAGTCCAATTGCCGCAAATTAAACACAAGATGGCAGAACACAAAGCACTCGGTATGGTTGGATCTGCTGAATTCTTTGCCGGCATCGATAAATTAGAATGTAAAATTAAATGGAACGCATTATATCCTAATGTTTTAAGAACTTGTGCAAACCCATTTCTTGCGACAATGATTCAGGTTCGTGCCAATCTTGAAACCTACAATGGAGTTGGAAGAATTAAGGAAGTTCCGGCAACCGCTTTTATAATCGGAACATTTAAAGAATTTCCTCTCGGTAATATTAAACCTCACGAAAATGCCGAATATGAAACAACAATGACTGTTACATACGCAAAATTAATCGTAGATAAACAGGAAGTCTTTGAAATTGATGTCCTGCAAAATATCTACAAAGTGGGAATGGTTGATATGCTCGCAACATTTAAGAAAAACGTAGGAGCATAGTTTGGAAGATTCAGTTCTTAAAAAAGCCAACTCAAAGAAGAATATAACAGAAGAAATTGCTACCCGAAAACGTGCATTAAATTTTTATTCTTTAGCCAATATTCTGCCTGATCCTGATATTGTTCTGCGTAAACAAGGCAAAGACATGAAGATTTACAAAGAATTACTTTGTGATCCGCACGTTTTTGCCTGCACTCAATCAAGAAAAGCCGGAGTGCTTTCTCTTGATTGGGAAATTAACAGAGGCTTGGATAAAGATGAACACGCAGAGGGGATTGAGAAACTTCTCAAGAAATTAAATGTATATAAATTAATTTCTGATATTCTTGATGCAACACAATATGGTTTTCAACCGTTGGAGATTATTTGGCACAAAGATAAATCAGGATATATTTTACCTGCAAATATAATTGCCAAACCTCCTGAATGGTTTTGTTTTGATGATGATAATAATCTGAAGTTTAGAACTAAAGAGAATTATTATGGTGAAATTGTTCCTGATAAAAAATTCCTGCTTGCTCAAAATAGTCCGAGCTATAACAACCCATACGGTGAACGTACTCTTTCTCGTTGCTTTTGGGCAGTAACCTTTAAAAAAGGCGGACTTAAATTTTGGGTAGTATTTACAGAAAAATACGGAATGCCGCATTTAATAGGCAAACATCCTCGTGGAGCTTCTAAAGAGGAAACTGACACTCTTGCTGATATGCTTGAAGAAATGGTGCAAGATGCAATCGCCGTTATTCCTGACGATTCTTCGGTTGAAATTCAAGAGGCTAATAAATCATCTTCAGCGGAAATTTATGAAAAATTAATCGACAAGATGAATTCTGAAATTTCAAAAGCCGTTCTTGGACAAACCTTAACCACAGAGATTGGCTCAACTGGAAGTTATGCTGCCGCAAATACTCACATGGCTGTAAGACAGGACATTATTGATGCCGATAAAAAACTCGTTGAAAGTGTTATTAATCAGCTTATTCGTTGGATTTATGAAATCAATTTTTCAAATACAGAAGTTCCTGTCTTTGAAATGTATGCACCTGAAGATGTTGATTTGACTTTGGCTCAACGAGATAAAATTCTTTCTGAGACCGGTATTAAGTTTACCAAAGAGTATTTTATAAAAAATTATGGCTTGCAAGATGAGGATTTTGAAATAAGAGAGGATTTTTATCCTGCACAAAATCCTAACTTTAAAGAATTTAAGCAAAATGATGAAGAATTAACTCCCGGACAGGAACAACTCGAAAATTTATTCGGATTTATATCTGAGACCAAATTATCCGAGCAAGCACAAAAACTTTTAAAGCCGTTTCTTTCTCTTGTTGATAGCTGCGATAGCTATGAGGAGTTTGAAGTATTACTCACAGAAAAAAATCTACACAGTAAAACTTTTGAACAAGATTTGCAAAAAGCATTGTTCCTTTGTGAACTGCAAGGAAGGAGTGATGGTTTAGATGGATAAACAGTTGACTTTTCTTGATTTATTTTCAGGCATTGGCGGTTTTAGAATCGGCTTAGAAAGAGCCGGCTTTAAAAGTATCGGTTATTGCGATTGTGATGCATACGCAAATAAATTATATAAAGCATATTTTAATACAAGCGAGGAATTATTTTTCAATGACATTAGAAACATCAAAACAGAAGAACTCCCCGACTTCGATATCTTATGTGCGGGATTTCCTTGTCAATCTTTCTCAATTGCAGGAAAAAGACGAGGATTTGAAGACACCAGAGGCACAATGTTTTTTGAAGTCGCAAGGATTCTCAAAGACAAAAAACCCCGATATTTTATTCTCGAAAACGTTAAAGGCTTACTTAATCATGACGGTGGAAAAACTTTCCAAACCATTCTTGAAATTCTCTCCGACATTGGGTATCAAGTGCAATGGCAGCTACTTAATTCTAAGTTCTTCGGAGTTCCTCAAAACAGGGAAAGAGTGTACATTGTTGGATGTTATGGAAAAGAATGTATCGGAAAAATATTTCCTATCACAGGAACAGGCTTTGAAAATAATGACTCAAGCAAAAAAGAAAGCATAGTCTATTGGAAAAATAGCAAAGAAAAATGGGTTGAGGAAGAACGTAATATTGTTGGGACAATAAGAACTCAATCTGATTTGTGCAGACAACCGTTATTAAAACAAATTCCCGAATCCACAGGCAAGCCACAAGGCAGCAGAGTTTATACCATAGACGGAATAAGCCCTTGCATAACTGCAAGCCATGGAAATCTCGGAGCTTTTAAAGTCAGAAACGGAACTAAAAAAGGATATGACGAAGCAGTTCCCGGCGATGGAATCAATTTAGCATTTCCTCAATCTAAAACTCGCAGAGGACGAGTTGGTAAAGGTTGTTCTCAAACTTTAGATACTAACTGTAACATGGGAACGATTGATAATTACCGAATAAGAAGATTAACTCCTCGTGAGTGTTTTAGACTTCAGGGATTCCCTGATGAGATGTTTGATGCTGCTTTAAATTTAGGTCTTGCCGACACACATTTATATAAAATGGCAGGTAATGCTGTAACAGTAAATGTTGTTGAAGCTGTTGCAAGAAAACTTGCCGAGGTTGTTAATGATTGAACTCAAAGGTTTATTCAAACTCGCTCCTGCAAAGGCAATAAAATATTTTAAAAATAAGAACAATGCTTTTTCTTGGGATTGGTATGAGATTTGGCAAGAAGCACATCAAAAATCTTTCACAGTCGCTAAAGTAATGCGAGAAGATATTTTAAAAGATATTCGCTCTGCGGTAGATAAAGCATTGTCTGAAGGTAAAACTTTCCACGAATTTCAAAAAGAACTCAAACCAATTCTTCAAAAGAAAGGTTGGTGGGGCGAACAATTCGTCGTTGATTCAAAAGGAAATGCAGAAAAAGTTCAACTCGGCTCAATGTATCGTTTAAAGACGATTTATCGGGTGAATATGCAAACTGCATATCAAACAGGGCGATACAACACGCAATTAGAAAATGTTGACAATCGACCATACTGGGAATATGTTGCGGTTATGGATGCCTCAACCCGACCTGAACACGCTATGCTTAACGGACTTGTTTACAGATATGATGATCCCTTTTGGAAAGCATTTTACCCTCCGAACGGTTGGCATTGCAGATGCCGAGTTAATGCAATATCTCAGTATAAAGTTGATAAAGATAAAATCCCGATAAGTTCTTCTGCCGGAACATTATCAGAGCAGATGGCACTTGTTTCTAAAAAATCGGGTGAATACAAACCTGTTACTGTTTATACCGACCCTCTGACGGGTAAAAAGATTGCACCTGATGTTGGTTGGTCGCACAATCCTGCATCGGCATTTGTTGATTAATTTGAACAGTATTTGAACGCTATTTGAACATAAATTAAAAGGAGTTTGAAATGACTATTGATAAAAAATCTCTCATTAATTGGGTAGGTGGAAAAAGATTACTCAGAAAAGTGATTGAACCTCTGATCCCAAAGGATATCAAATCATATATTGAGCCATTTGGCGGTGGCGGTTGGATTTTGTTTTACAAAGACAAGTGGGCAGATTTAGAAATTTACAACGACCTTGATGGCAGACTTGTAAATTTATTCCGTATCGTAAAATACCACCCGAATGCATTTAAAGAAGAGTTTAAGTATCTTCTTGGTTCTCGTGAACTGTTTTTCCAATTTTTGAATGCTACTCCGATTACTGATATTCAAAAGGCAGTTCAATTTTACTATTTAATTACACGTTCATTCGGTGGCAAAGGCAATACTTTTGGGACTGTAAAATGTTCTTCAGGTGGTGCTTGTAAATCCTTAAAAAATGTTCCTGAGAAGATTGATGCAATACACAAACGTCTTGATAAAGTTATGATTGAAAATCGTGACTTTGAAAAATTAATCAAACAATACGATTTTGAAAATGCATTTTTCTATTGTGATCCACCTTATTCTAAAGGTTGTGGCTACGAAGTAACCTCAACCGAAGATTTCGACCATGAAAGATTAAGGGACATTCTCGGTAATATCAAAGGCAGATTTTTGCTTTCCTACGATGATTCTCCGAAAATCAGAGAACTGTACAAAGACTTTGAAATGGTTGAAGTTGAACGACAAAACGGAATCAACAATAGGCAGGGTGCAGACAGAGCCAACAAAGTATTCAAGGAATTGTTGATTGCAAATTATCCTATTAAGGACATTTTCAATGGCAAAAGATCCAATTGAAATCAAAATCGATAATAAAGCAGTTAATGAAAAGTTACTCGAACTTGCAAAACGTGGCGAAAACCTGCGACCTCTTATGAAGAACATCGCAGGTATTTTTGCATCCTCTACGGAGGAAAACTTTAAAGAAGAGGGCAGACCTGATAAATGGACTGAACTTGCGGAAATCACAAAAGAAAATCGAAAAAAGAAAAAGAAATGGCCGGGACAGATTCTTCAAGTTGAAGGTCAACTTGCAGCATCCGTAAACACTCAATATGATGATGAATCGGTGGTTATTGGTTCAAACAAAGATTATGCAGCAATTCATCAACTTGGCGGAAAAGCAGGAAGAAATAAAAAAGTTTCTATTCCTGCAAGACCTTATCTCAAACTTACTGATGATGATTTTGATGAAATTTTACACGAGACAGAAAAATATCTTAAAGATTAACCTTAAACTCTTTCCAATCTTTTATCGGTTCTTCTGAAAAACTAATATCATCAAGAGAATCAAAGTGTTGTTTTCCACAATGAATTTTCAATTTTTCAGGAGTTCTTAAATCAAATAAACTGTTTGTACCTTTTGATTCCAGTACAAAATACAATTTTTGCTCACCGTCTTTTTCTAAAAATACCGCCCAATCAGGATTATATGCACCGATTGGTGTATCAATTTTAAATCTGCTCGGTATTTTGAAGAACATTTTTACATCAGGATCTTCATCAAGGGATTTTGCAAATCGGCTTTCAACACCGCTATCATAAATTAAATAATCATAAACACTATGTTCCACTTTTATAGCATTTTTGTCTAAGTTGGCAATGAGTTCTGAACTATCAAAAATCTCTTGAACATAATATTCCTGATTTGCAAGTTTTATATATTTAATTCCGTCTATTGCAAGTTCGTGTCTATTTCTCAAAATAATTTCAAGAGTTTTTTCATAAAACGCTTGCGGATTATTTCTAAAATCATCTTCACGACCACTTTCTTCTAAAATTCTGATAATTGTTGAATGTTTTAAAAGAGTTTCGCTTGCAATTAACCTCAAAATATCAGGAATATATGAATATGTATTTTCTATCTCTTTTGAGCGAGTGTGCTTTTCTGTATAAGTAATGCCCGGATTCTCAACTTGTAATTCTGCAACAGATGAAACGAGCTTTGCTTTTGGAATAACAGGCATTTCTTTTAAATCTTTAACACATCTTTTGACAAGTTCTTTAATATCAAAATTTACTCTGTAAGTAGTTTTTTGTTTGATTCTATTCCACAACTCTTTAAATTCAGGCGAGAATATAACTTGTTCTTTTCGTCTTACAGTAACCTCTTTGCTTGCATCACGCAATACTGGTCTATTATCGGCTTTTTCTAATGCCTGCATAATTGCCCTTTGTGCTGCATTGGAATATCTTTTACTTAAATCAAGTTTACCTGCTGCAAGTTGAGCTTTCATAGTATCTTTAACTTTACCCTCTTTGGTGATGATTTTCTTTTCTTTCAAATCCTCGTACAGTTCTTCCGCCTGTTCTTGCGTGAAAGATTTTTCTTCAACTTTAACTTCGGTACATTTTATTGTTTTAAAATCTTCCAATGAAATTTTTTCTGTTTTATTTTCTTTAATTTGTTTTTTTATTTCTTGCTGTAATGGTTCAGAAATATCTTCAAACTTTATACTTTCAATAATTGTTTCTGGAACTTCTTTAATATTTCCGTCATTATCAATAACTCCATTAGCCTGTAAAGCACCATAAGCCATAAAGGCATCAAGCTCATCCATTTCGTGTTCTATTGATATTTCTTCTTGGTAAGTTAAATCAATCAATGTACTAAGTTGAAGCACTCCAAACTTCATGCCTGTTTCTTGTTCGATTTCTTTTTGAAGTGTATCGGCAAATTCTGCGAAACTTTCATTTGCCATAACGTGTAGAATGTTGATATTTCTATCTTCTATTCTTTCGCCATCTTGATTTACACATAATCTTAAACCTCTACCAATTTTTTGACGGCAAGTGAATGTTGATTTTTGATCTATCAAAGTACAAACCTGAAATACATTCGGATTATCCCAACCCTCTTTTAAGGCTGAATGTGAGAAGATAAAACGCATAGGACATTCAAATGAAAGAAGATACTCTTTATCACGCATAATTGTGTTATAAGTATCATCGTCAGCTTGCGTGTCGCCTTTTGTGTTTTTGTATATGCCTTTTTTATCTTGTGAAAAATAGCCGTTGTGTGCTTTTTCAACATCTGTATTAAAATAAGTCTTTAAAGGTGCATATTTTTCTTTGCTCATAAGTTCGTTGTAGCATTCTTCAAACATTAGTGCGTAAATGCCTTTTTCGCCTGTTTCGGTACGGTATTTTTCAACCCTGTCAATAAAAAATAACGATAGAACTTTGATTCCCTTTTCAAAATAACGGAGTTCTTTTTCTAAGTGAGCTTCAATTGTTCTATAAATTTGAGCACGTTTAATTATATTTTCGTCAACACTTCCGACTGATTGACCGAGTTTTACAGTTTCCCCGTTTGTAAATTCTAAACATTCATAATCTTTTGTACAGTCAATCCCTTTAATTACATATCCGTCATAGATTTCACGATTGCCGGATTTTACAAACAAATCATCATCCGGTTTTACGGTTAAAGTTTTTCTCTCAACTTTTCCCTCTTTTCCGATAATATCCATTTCAACTTTTGCAGAAAAACCATTGTCATTGGTTACTGATTTCAACAAAATATAAGGTTTATTAAAATCGTTTGAAATAGAATTTGAAGAAACACAAATTTGTTTTACCAATCCCATTTGATAGGCATCAACAGGAGTTAATCGGTAAAGTTGATTGATTTTTTCTCTATGGGTTGCCGAATATCTGAAAACTGCAAGCGGATTTAATGACTGAATCGCCTCTTTAGCCTTTGGAGTATTATCAACCGATTGCGGTTCGTCAATTATTACAACAGGGTTTGTGTCTTGAATATATCTCATAGCGGTTTCACCGTTGAGTTTATCTTGTTCTTGATTGATAATATTTTCCGCCTTTTTAAATGCATCAATATTTATAATCATTATTTCTATATTGCTTGATGTTGCAAATCGGCGGACATCAGAAAGTTTTGATGAGTTATAAATAAAATAGTGATAAGGCACTCCGTCATAAAGGTTTGAAAAATGTTCTTGCGTAACTTGCAAAGATTTAAAAACACCCTCTCTGATTGCAACAGACGGAACAACGATTATAAACTTTGTAAAACCATATCTTTTGTTTAATTCAAGAATGGTTTTTGTATAAACATAAGTTTTCCCAGTTCCTGTTTCCATTTCTATTGAATATTGTCTTTGCTCAAAATCACGAGAAATCGGGAGTTTGTATCGTCTTTGAATTTTGTGCATATTTGAAATTAAAGTATCACAGTCAATTTCAAGCCTGTTTCCTAATCCGAAATCATTTTGAATGAGTCGCATTTGATCGCCGTTATTATCGACCGAAAAAGTCATTGATGATTTTTCCTGTCCGATAAACAAATCGGCTACGGCATTAACTGCATCTGTTTGAAATTCTTGATTTTTAAACTTTAGTTTCAACTATTATCACCTCAAAATATGTTTTTTATAACCAGTATTAAAATTCCAATCCAATAAATTAAATTTATGATTTTAACTACAATTTCATTTACTACATTTATATAACTTAAAACTTTTTGCGGAATGTAAACAAAGAAATTTACCCAATAAAATGGATTTATGGAATCAATCATACCTTTTCTGTAAAATCCCATAACCTCGACAAATTTAACATTGTAAAATGCTTGTATTTCAGGCATATCGTTTGCAATATTCCATAAAGGTTTGATTTTGCCTTTTGCCTTAGAATTATCAAATGGTATTTGAACATCATCTTTAATATCAGCTCTTGTAAACAATTCTTTAACCTCAGGCAATATTTCTGCAATTTCTACATTTAAAGGGTCTTTGTCTTGTTCGTATTTTTTATATCTTTTGAATAAAGATTTAGTTCTGAAATAACAATAAGCATTATATGATAGCTTGTAAAACCATATAATAAATAAAAATATAGCAGCTAATTTTAATTTACTCATTTAAAACCCTATAACAATTTGATTTCAATATCTCTATCTTTTAGTATGTAGTGTGCATTTGAAAGTGCAATATCATCTTTAAATGCTTGTTGAGTTGAAACGATTTTTGCAGGTAGATATTCGCACATTTTTTCAACATCTTCAGGTGTGATTCCGTCTTTGCCGTAATCAATACAAACAAGCACAAGGCAATTTTCACCGATTGAATAGGCTTTTTTGTCGTTGATTTGTATTTCTGTAACTGCAAAATTAAGAGGAATACCAAGTTTTAGCATAACCTCATACACGACATCTAAATCGGTTCTGTCTGATTTAACGGAGTTCTCGATTTCATGCAGTCTTGCAAACAACGCACCCTGCTCTTCTGTCGGTGTACTGTCCCATTGAGCAAGGTTTGAAGTGTCAAGTTTGAGAACCTTAAAACCGACATCAAGCGGTGTCTTTTCTTCTAATGATAATTGACCACTTGGGTTTTCTGTAAGTTTTTTGCCGGCACGTCTGATTCTTTCTTTGCCAATTTCGCAAATATTTTTGTAACCGGCTTTGTATGCCTCTGTTTTTTCATCACAAACTTCAGGCAACTGAACACAAATAAATTGCCTATTTCCACCGTCCTCGGCATTAAGCTGCATAACTGCATGAGCTGTTGTTGCAGAACCTGAGAAGAAGTCAAGAATAATAGAATCTTTCTCACTACCAATTTTTAAAATTTGTTTTATGAGTGCGGTAGGTTTTGGGGTGTCAAAAGGAGGTTTCTCAAAAAGTTCTTTTATTTCTTTTCTAGCTTGGTCATTATGCCCACAATCCTCATAAGACCAATATGTAGTTGGAACAACACCCTGCTGAACTTCATTCAAATATCTTTTAAGTTGCGGTGCACCTTTACCGTCTTGTCCAAAAAATATTCTTCCTTCATTTATCCACCTTTCAACAGTATCTTTATTGGTCATCCAACATCTACCATTTGGTGGATTA